ACGTAAAGGTATGGAACGTATAGCACAGTTTTATAGATACTTTGATGAGTTAGCACAGGATGTTGGTGTGTTTCATACACCTGCAAGTGTTAAAGCTGCTTTAGTTAAGTTGGATGATCGTATAACACTGTTAGGTGAAAAAATAAAAAAAGAAAAAGATCCTGCTGCTAAAGAAATATATAAATTAAGTTTAAAAAATTTACTAAAACAAAAGAACTTTTATGATGGCTATCAACAAACACGTGATAATTATAAATGGGCTATCTATTATGATAAACAAATGTTGCTTAATGATCCTGCAAAGCAGAAACAATTAGAAAATATATTTGCAGATCATTATTTAGATCAAGGTTTTATAACTAGATGGACAGGCAATAGCAATGAAAGATTGCCTATAACTAGTTTAGAAGATGCACAAAGAGCAGGTGCAGAAGATGTTTCTCATATCTTGTCAATGGGTGACGATCCTATGGGATACAGTACTCCATTAGGTGTAGGCAAGGGCAAACATATAATGATGAGAACTACCAATATACCTGAGTGGAAAGTTAAAGATTTTATTGTTAAAGATCTTGGTGTTCTATCTCAGTATGCAAAAAATATGGGATTTAGAATAGAGTATGCAAGGAAATTTGGTGATGACTCTATAGATTATATTACGGATATGATGGAAGCAGAAATGCAAACATCCAAAAAGTATACACAAAGAGCTATAGCTAATATTAAATCTGATTTTCTTTCAGATTACGAAAGAGTTGCAGGGCAAATGACACGTGAACCTAATAGATGGGATACAAAGTTTGCTCGTATAGGTAAGAAGTTTAGTGGTGTAACATATCTTACAGGTGCAGGTATTACAGCAGTAACTGAAACTGTTGCTATGCCAGTACTTGAGCATGGTTTGGGTAATGTAATTAAAGGTGTATTTCGTTCTCTTGATGGTAATTTTGATAAGATGAAATTAAATGCCAAACAAGTTCAACACGTAGGTGAAGGCTTGGAAATGTACAGACCTGTAGCACAGGATAAATATCTTGGAGAAATGACCAGACCATTACAAATGGGAAAGATAGAAAAGGGTGCAGAGGCAATGGAAAACCTTTTCTATAAATTTAACTTTCTTTCATTTGTTACAAGTTTAGGTAAAGGTATAGACTCATCAATACGTATACCTAAATTTTACAATCAAATTAAAAATTATGATAGCTTAGATCAATTTGATATTGATGAACTTAATAGATATGGAATAACAAGAGATCTTGCTAAAAGATTGTATGAGAATGGTGCTTGGCAGTTTACTGATTCTGATATGCCACTTTTAAACATTCAAGGTTGGTCAACAAAAACCAAAGCAGATCGTGAATTAAAATCACAAATGGAAACATATCTTAATAATGGTGCTAGAAATACAATAATGCACGCAACAGCATTTGATAGACCTACAATGGCTGATGGTTTTGTATTTAAAAAATGGAAACCATATATGGCTAAGATGGGTATACAGCCTGATCCACGTGCCTCAGTTGGCAAACAAGCAGATGGTTCTTATCGTTATCCTATAGCACGTATAGAGTCAGGTGTAATGTCTTATCCATTTCAATTTTATAATTTTTCTTTTGCAGCAAACCAAAGAATATTAAGACCTATGTTTGATCCAAATAAAAAGCATAGATTGTCAGGTGCAATAGCTTTGATGGGGATGTCTTATTTAGTTTTATCTACAAGAAAACCTGATTGGTGGTTTGAAGATAAAGATTATTCTGAATTATTTATGCAAGTTGTAGATAGATCAGGAATATTAGGACTATATTCTGAAATTGCTTATAGAGGTATTGAGGCATCTGCTGCATTTGGTTTGCATAATCCTGATAATTCATGGTTAAAAGGTAGATACAATGCTACTGGATGGGATGCTGCATTTGGAATGTTAGGTGCTACACCTAATATGTACAGAGAATGGATTAATGGAGCTTACGATTTAGTAAATGATAGAACCGAAGAGGGTCTTAAAACTATATCATATAATGCACCATTATTAGGTTTATTAGGACTTGATGATGATTTGCGTTCAATAGCAGGTGGCAGAAATAGATAGACATTTGTAACAAAAAATTGTAAGGGTTAATTATGACTATAGCATTAAGTGACAATACACCACGAATAAGTTACTCGGTAAGTGAGGGAGTTACCCAAACTTCTTTTGCAGTACCCTTTGTTTTTTTTGATGGATCTACTAATTTAAATGTTTTTGTGGATAACGTGGCAAGAACATACAGTGCATCTACATCTAATACAACTTTATATACAGTAACAGGTGGTAATGGTTCTACTGGTACAGTAACAACAACAGTTACTGGTGCTGCAGGTGGTAGTACTGTTGTTATAACTAGAGAAGTTCCACTAGCACGTACTACTGACTTTCCAAGTGCAGGTGCATTTGAGATAGCTAAATTAAATACAGAGTTAGATACTCTTACAGCAATACAATCAGACTTTAATGATGATGCATCAAGAGGATTAAGATTGCAGGAATCAGATGATTCTGTTTCAATGGAGTTGCCTTTAAAAGCAGATAGACTTGGAAAGGTTATTGGTTTCAATGCTACTACTGGTGCAGTAGAAGCAGGGCCTACAATAGCAGATGTAAGTTCATTAGCACAAATAACAGCAGATATATCAACACTAGCTGATATTGAAGATGGTACAGATGCAACAGATGCTATTCAGACTGTGGCAGGTATATCTAGTAATGTAACGACAGTCGCAGGTATTTCATCTAATGTAACTACAGTTGCAGGTATTACAGCTAATATAGCTTCTGTAGTAGCAGATGAAGCAGATATTGGTATTGTAGCTACAAACATATCTAGTGTAAATACAGTAGCTACAAACATTGCAGATGTAATTACAGTTGCAAATGATTTGAATGAAGCTATATCAGAAATAGAAACTGCTGCAAATGATTTAAATGAAGCAGTATCTGAAATAGATACAGTAGCTACATCAATAAGTAATGTTGATACAGTTGGTACAAACATAGCCAATGTAAACACAGTTGCAGGTAACAATGCTAATGTAACTACAGTAGCAGGTATAAGTGCAAATGTTACTACAGTGGCAGGGATTAGTGGTAATGTATCTACAGTGGCCGGAATTAGTGCTGATGTTACTTCTGTTGCAGGAGATGCTACTGATATAGGAACAGTGTCAACCAACATTGCTAATGTCAACATAGTTGCAGGTAACAACAGTAATGTGACTACTGTCGCAGGAATATCTGGTAATGTAACCACTGTTGCAGGAATACAAGCTAACGTAACAACTGTAGCAGGAATAAGTGGGAACGTAACTACAGTTGCAGGTAATACAACAAACATAAATACAGTAGCAGGGATTGATTCAGAGGTTACAACTGTTGCAGGTATTAGCTCTGAGATAACTACAGTAAACAATGCTGCTGCTGATGTACAAACACTATCACCTTTGGCTGCTGATATATCTACTTTAGCAGATATAGAAGACGGAACTGATGCTACTGATGCAATACAAACAGTGGCCGCAATAGCTGCTAACGTAACAACAGTTGCAAATAACGATAGTAATGTTACAATAGTGGCGAATAATGATGCGAATATTACAGCAGTAGCAGGTGATGCGTCAGATATTGGAACAGTAGCTACGAACTTAGCCAATATAAATTTAGTAGCATCAAATATAAACGCAGGAGTTATTGATGGTATATTTGATTATGGATCAGTTGCAGATGCAGTATCAAGCTCAACAGATTATGGAAGTCTATAAGGAGATTTAAATAATGGCAACACAAGTACAGTTACGAAGAGGAACATCTACTCAGAATGATGCCTTTACAGGTGCTACAGGTGAGTTGACGTATGATACAACTAACAAAAGAGTTAGAGTGCATGATGGTGGTACAGCAGGTGGCTTTGAAATAAAGACTGAGGATGGCTCAGGAAATACTATATTTGCAGACAATGAGAAAGCTATCTTTGGTGCAGGTGCTGACTTACAGATTTATCATGATGGTTTAGATAGTTATATAAAAGAAAATGGAACTGGTAATTTATTATTATCAGGCACAAATATTCAAATTCAAGATTCATCAGGTCATAATTTTTTATTTTTGGAAGATACTGGCACTGGTGGTACAGTGAATTTATATCATAATGCTTCTTTAAAACTAGCCACCACCTCAACAGGCATACAAGTAACTGGTAACATAGCTAATGCTAGTGGTGATTTTACACTTGATGTAGCTAATAATATTATTCTTGATTCTGGTGATGGTGACTTTGAATTTAAAGACACTGGAACAACATTTTTAAATCTGTACGAAAGTGGTAATATTGCAACTTTTTATAATCCAATTAATGATGCTGATATTCGTTTTCAAGGTAAAGATGGTGGCTCAACAATAACTGCTCTTACACTTGATATGTCAGATGCAGGTTCTGCTTATTTTAATAACAATTTATATATACCAAATTATATTTACCATAGTGGAGATACAAACACTTATATTCATTTTCCTGCAGGCGACAATTTTCAAGTTGTTACAGCAGGTTATTCAAGAATGAAGATGGTGGGTTCTGAAACATCATTTAATGAAGATAGTGCAGACCTAGACTTTCGTGTTGAGAGTGACACCAACACTCATGCTCTTTTCGTGGACGGCGGTACAAATGCTGTTCACATTGGTGGTAGCACAGATGTAGATGACCACCCTCTTGTTGTTCATTCAAATACAAATGCAAACGCCATAGCTATCCGTGGTAGAAGCGATGATATTGGTGAAATTACATTCTATGAAAATGACGCTACAACAAAATTAGGTGGATTGCAGTATAGAAATACATTAACACGTCTGGATAACCGTATCAATGGAGCAACCCTTGATTTTGCAACAGGTGCAGCACTAACTCAAAGTGCATCTTTTTCATCTACACAAAACATCTTTAATGATGGCGGTGTTGATATGGACTTTCGTATTGAGAGTGATAACAATTCAACTGCATTTTTTGTTGATGCTTCTGCTGACAAAGTTCAGTTTGGCACAAATATTGGAGCAGCAACTAAGATTTGGTTTGATAATTTAGAATCCAATGATACTTATGCTTACTTTGGTAATAATTCATCTACTACAAGTAATGCTCCAATGTTTATAAATAGACATGCTAGTGATGGTCAACTTATACAATTTAGAAAAGCAAGTGTTTCTGTTGGAAGTATTGGTACTCCTGGCAACGGAGATGTATACATATCATCTGGTAATATTGGCTTGCTAATTTCTGGAAGTGGAACAGTTGATGTTTATCCTTGTGATGATAATGGGTCTGCTCGTGATAATGTTGCAGATTTTGGTCAAGTTGGTGCAAGATGGGATGACATCTACGCAACCAATGGCACAATACAAACATCAGATAGAAATGAAAAGCAAGATATAGAAGAGCTAAGTGAAGCAGAACAAAGAGTTGCTGTCGTTGCTAAAGGTCTTATGAGAAAGTTTAGATGGAAAGATAAGGTTGCAGAAAAGGGTGACAATGCAAGAACTCACTTTGGTATTATAGCACAAGACCTACAAGATGCTTTTATAGCAGAGGGTTTGGATGCAGGTGATTATGCAATGTTTACATCTAGCACTTGGACGGATGATGATGGCAATGAACAAACTAGATTAGGTGTTAGGTATAATCAATTACTAGCATTTATAATATCTGCTATTTAATTAAAAGGAGTAAACAATGGCAATAACAACAACTTGGTCAATTAATGACATGAAAAGAAATGATGCTGATGGTGGGGTTATCCTCGTCTATTGGTCTTTAATAGCACAAAGTGATGGTACACCATCCTACTCTGCTACAGAGGGTGGAAAGCTACGTTTGACATATGATGCAAGTGACCCAAGCTTTATAGCTTATGATAGCCTTACAGAAGCTGATGTATTAGGTTGGGTTTATAATAGCTTAATTGAGGGTGATGAAACAGCAACCGAAGCTAAAACTCGTATTGAAACAGAGCGAACAGCAAAAGTTCAAGGTCAAATAGACAGAGCATCAAGCGAATCAACAGGAGTGCCGTGGTAATGACTGAACAAAAAACAAACGTAATCACTATTGATGGTAAAGAGTATAATCAAGAGGATTTATCTCAAGACCAAAACTATTTTATCAATCAGATAAAAGACTTACAGGCTAAAGCTGCTAATCTGAAGTTTCAACTAGACCAGATTACAGTAGCTCAAAATGCTTTTACTAACTCATTAATTGAATCTTTAAAGTCTGAAGATAAAGACGAAGACGAGGCTGTTAATGGTTAAGGCATCTGATGTAAAGGCACAGATAGATACACATGAAGCTGTCTGTGCTGAGAGATGGAAAGAAACTATTCTACGCATCAAACGCATTGAACACATTATGATTGCTACAGCAGGTACTATGATAATTATGATGGCAGGTTTACTATTGAGGTGACACTATGCTTGAAATGCTAATGGTCGCTAATAGTGCTTTCGCTGTAATCAAACAAACAATCGAGAATGGTCGTGAACTTTCTTCAGCAGGAGCAGCCATTGCGAAGTTCGTAGGTGCTGAAGAACAACTCAAAAAAGATTTACATAAAAAAAAGAATAGTATCTGGACTAACTTTCTAGGCAAGGAAGACAATGACCTAGAAGAGTTTATGGCTCTTGAAGAAATTCGAGTTAAGAACGAACAACTCAGAGAGTTCATGCAGCTATATGGCAGAGCCAATCTCTACAATGATTACATATCCTATTGTGCTGATGCACGTAAAGCTAGGAAAGAAGCTAGGATAAAAGCTGAACAACAAAGAGAAAAGATTAAAGACATAGCTCTTAAAATTATATTGGCTATATTAATTTCTGCTTTATTGGCAGGTGTAGTGACTGTCTTGGCTATCATAGCTAGAAAGAAAGGGATCATATGACAGCTTTCTTACTTGCTTGTACATTAAATGGTATTGTTAATGGTGGTATATACTTTCAGAGCGTGAACATGTGTATACATTACAAGAACATATTAGATAACCAAACATTTATGAAAGGCAATGAGCCACAAACATATGAGTGTATATGTAAACTCGTACCTTTTGTAGATACAGATAAAGTAAAGGTGTACTAATGACAGTTGAAACATTTTTAAAATGGAAAATATTACCAAGATTTATGATGTTAGCTTCAACAATAATGTCATGGAGATGTGCTGAATGGTTTATGGATTTAGATAATCCTACTGGAGCACAGTCAGCCTTTGTATCTGTGGTCATGGGTGTAATGACAGGTGTTTTTGGTATATGGATGGGTCACGAACATAAGGGGGACAAGTAATGTTAACTGCATTGATAGGGCCAGTAAGTAATTTACTTGGCAAGTTCATTGAAGACAAGGACATGAAGAATAAGTTGGCACATGAGGTGGCAACAATGGCAGAGAATCATGCACAAGAACTAGCTAAAGGTCAGCTTGAAATCAACAAAGCAGAGGCACAACACAAGTCTATTTTTGTTGCAGGATGGAGGCCTTTTATTGGTTGGACTTGTGGCATAGCTTTGTGTTGGCATTTTGTATTAGCACCAGTAACAATATTCTTGTGTGCATATATTGGAGTTGCTATACCTGAGTTACCTACATTTGACATGGGTTCATTGATGACAGTGTTGATGGGTATGTTAGGTTTAGGTGGACTTAGAACATATGAAAAACAAAAAGGATTGACGAAATGAATATGGAGGAGTTTAAGAAAGAGATCATTGAAGATGAAGGTGTTAAGCACGAAATCTACCTTGATCACTTAGGCCTACCTACTATGGGTGTAGGTCATTTAATTACAGAATGGGATGAGGAATATGGAAAGCCTGTGGGTACTCCTGTATCAGAAGAAAGAGTTAACAACTGTCTTACTCAAGATATACACGTAACAATACAAGAATGTAAAAAACTTTATGAAGACTTTGATGTACTACCTGTAGATGCACAACACATTATAGCCAACATGATGTTTAATATGGGTAGACCAAGACTATCTAACTTTAAAAAGATGAAAGAAGCAGTCGATCAACGTGATTGGTTTGAGGCTGCATACGAAATGACTAACTCAAAGTGGTGTCAACAAGTGCCAAATAGGGCAATGCGTCTTATTCAACGTATGAAAGACATACAGACATAAACACATTGTTTGCTTATAATCATACAGCAGGGGTGCTTTACCCCCACTGTATGCCTCTTAAATCAAGAGTTTTTCTTCATATTTTCTAAATGTTGCTCGTGTCTGTACCAAGCAGCATCTTCATGTAGATTTGCCATGCCATCTTGGTAATCTTTTTCTTCTTGCTCTAACAAAACAGCATCATGAATATCTTGTGCATTTATTTTGTGGTCAATTAAATACCTAACTAGTTGCCCACGACCTGCCCTACCTTTTCTAGTAGTGCCATTTGTGAAGATGTATCCTTTCATTTCCAGTTGTTTGTATCTTGGTGTGATGCTACCCTCTCGGTATTGGGGATTACCTTTGCTTTGGTGCAGGTAATCCCATACCTCGTCGTGTGTAGCACCATTCTTGCCATGTGCTTTGATGGCATCTAGTACGATACGTTCTAGTC